TAGTATAATACTCCTTACAATACTCAACATCCACTGGTCCCATAGAACCACAGTTGTATAGAACGAAGACGGCAACTTCTTTGAAATTATCTGCCCCCTCAATTACAGCGCAATCCACTAATTCTTCCATGCTCATCATGAAATTTTTTATCTTACTCATTATGCAATCTCCATCATATCTTGACGATCACCAAGACCGTCTTCTTCACACATTCTTACGAACAAACCCAACTGGCGACCATGCGCCTCAATTTCCCAAGGAAAATCATAATAGTCCATTTTACTAATATCATAAATTTTATTCATAAACCTAACCTTATTAGGATGTATATACTCATACATATCACCTTTTACCCACTGCTTGACATGAACAAATTCGTGTGCAAGATTGATCAATATATTTCTAAGAGATACACTAGAGTCTAGCTCAATAGTGTAAGTACGTGGAGTTTTTCTTTCTTCCCACTCATCCCAAATGCAAGAAGCTTCTATTCCTTCTTTTTCGGTCAATTTTTTTACCAATTTAATATTAATTTCAAGGGTTTCCATAAGACGTTTGCCCATCAACCTTTCTGCATAATACCATGCAGAAGAGTTGACGAGTTTTCTAGTAGCCTTTGTAGAACCAGTAATATTAATAAGCATATTTACCAATAAGTTTTTCGAGGGTCATGTCTATGTCCTTGTTTCTCATTATATTATTAATATAACACATGGAATAAGAAATGTCAAGTATAATCTCTATCAGTAAGTCCTTGATTTAAAATGAAAAGTTAAAAAAGTTTTATTCTTTTTCGTAGTCTTCTGCTGGGCAACCGCAAATTGGACAGTCTTCTGTAGGTGATTCGTCACCTTCATGAATATGACCACATTCTGGACAAATCCACTTATCCATTTGCTGCACCAGGCGATTGTGGATATTTCTCATGTTCGACAACCATATAATTATCATCCCAATCAAACGCTTCCTTTACCACATTCTCAGACAATCCTTTATACTTACGATGTAAAACTTTATCTTTTGCGGCAACAAGAATATCTGCCTCGTCTGGATGAAGAGCCTCTAACAATTGAATAAACATAGATTCACGTTTATTCTGTGTAAGTTTTGGGTTGCCACCTTCAATATAATTATATAACTTACGTGCTTCATATGCAAGATTCGAATGTTCTGTACCTTCTGGAGCATCATTAGCAACGTAAGGCACATCACCTTCTGGTAGTGACCATTTGATTTTAGGGTCAAAAGAAGACTTGATAACCATTCTTAGAGATGAATCATTATGATACTTCAAATGATTTACCTTATCTTTCTTAGATTTAATCTTTCCTAGTTTACTCAGAATTTCGGAATATAGTGGTGTGTAACTGTTTTCTCTAGCCATTTTAGAATTCTCCTATGTTAAAACTCTCCAAAGTATAAATAATATAAAGGAGATATTTATTGTTTGTCTTTAATCGTTAATATCTTAAAATTCGTTGATTGATTCAGTGAGGATGCTTAACCTCTTTTGTATAAAATAATTTAGTAATTGACTACGATCTCCTGATGGTGAAGATCTATAAGTTTCTAGAATTTCACTAGATAATTCTTTTGGTGTATATGTAAGATCAATCAATTTTAGATTTCTTTGGTAGTTCCGTTTAACTTCATCATTAGGAGCCACATCATCAAAATCATGATCTAACCAAGAAGAAATTTTCTTCTTTGTCATGGGTTTTTGTCTTAAACCATCAACAAATGTATTATCTGGTGATAACACATTAGGCACGCCATCACTAGTATCACCCTTAAAAACATGTTCTTTTATGTATCTTACTGGGTCTTCACCGTCTATCATTTTCTTAGTAATAGGGCTAAACTGTTTCACATTAGGAAACTTCTGTAACTGAATAAAATCTTTATCACCCGAAAGTATCATAATTTCCTCTGCATATTCAGAACATAATGTTCCGATAATATCGTCTGCCTCTGCACCGTAGACTTCTACTGACTTGTAAGGCATATTAACTTTAACTTCTTCCTTGATGTTATTTAGACAACTAAAAATAGAGTTCCAATCCTTAGAATCTGTATCTCTACCCTTCCTGCGACTATATTTGTATTCGGGAAAATATTCACGCCTCCAATAATGTTTAGAATCGTAACAGAGAACCATCTCACTGAATTCAGATAGAAAACGTGTTCGATACATACGTAGAGAATTTAAAACCATATGTCTTACCATACTTTCATCTGGTTCTGCACTCTTAGACATATGCATTTGCATCATAATGTTTGCCATCAAGATTTGACTCATATCAACTAATATCATCAGCAGGCTCCAATGTTTTTAACAATTCGGTGAGGGAATTTAAACTAACAAAATCAACTTGTGTTTCAATTATATCATCTGAATGAATCGTAGTAAGTACAAAATTTTCCATGAATGTCTGAGTTGGGTGTGGGAGTCCTACATCTCTATAGACTGTCCCTTGTAATAACTCATAGATCATTGCTGAATCTCTTACGAAAGAGGTTGTACTAATATCAACTTCATTTTCAGCCAGTAATCGAACCATAAATTGCATCACAGCCATACAAACATCATTAGCTTCTTCACGGGAAACCTCATCAGCTATAATATCCAAGTCAATAGGAGTTGTTTTTCTTTTTTTCCAAGGGCCTTTTATTATATTTGCTGTTGGTTTTGTTGGTTTTTCTGTACTCATTCTACCATTCCTTGTTCCCAAGATAATCCCAAGTCTGGATAAAATGTACCAACATCACGTTTGGGTTTTCCAATATCTGGACCATACCAATAGTAACCTAGAGCAACACAACGACTTCTAATCTTCTTCTCTTGATATTCACCATAGAACATAGAATTCCAATCACCATGCTTGAGGTAACTTTGCATCTGTCTTACATATCCTTCATGGTCTGCAAGTTTTGCAATTGCACCTTTAATATCTTTCTTCACATTACCACGTTCAGAAGCAGCAAGTTCTTTCTGAGTCTTCATCCATTTCTTAACCTTATCAGGATGTAGTTGGTGGTCTGCTGATAAATTACGCAAAGATTCATGAAAATTACCTTTACCATAATCAGGATTTTTTGCAGCTCTTACTTCTCTTGCTTTTGCAAGACGTTCTACCGCTGCCGTCTTCTGTTCTTCAGACATAGGCTTTCGTTTCTTCCTAGTCTTAGGAGCAGCCCACTTAGAATTATCTGTAGAAACAGTGATTTTTTTCTTTACCATTAACTAATCCCTTTAGTAAGATACATTACAAAACCATTAATAAATATTGCCACAGCTATTGCGTTGATAACTATTAATGCACGATCATTCCATATTATGGCAACCCACAACCAACCAGCACAACCAAGACACTGTAGAACCATATTATATGGATACAGATTATTAGTAGTGGCGATCATACCAAACACTAAAATACAACTAGAAAACCACTTAACGTACCATGTAAGAGGGTGGTGGTGCCGTGAAGGAGTCATCGACTTAGTTAAATTTTCGTGTTGTAACAATTCAGAAGTTCCTTTCATTAATAAGCTTCTTTCATAATCCATTGACCTTTATCATTACGACAAGCAGTACCGCGCATTTGAATAGGATTACCATTTGCTATTATATCCGTAACAAATTGTCTACACGTACCTATAGTTTTAGTGGGAGTATTTTTGACCGTAAAATTTCCTTTGGGGTTCTGCCAAGAAACAGATGTATTAGTATCAAAAGATCGAGTTATCATCATTGCAGCGTGCATTTGATCTACCTTATCTATAGTATCACCAACAGTATAACCAACAACCAAACCTACTACACCATAAACTGCACTTGATAATGGGTCTTTACCCAGAGCTGCACCTAAAGCTGCACCACCAATTGCACCAAGTGTTGCTTTTTGTTTAAACATAGGTTTTGGAGCCCAATACCCTTTGCCTGGCAAATAAAAATCTTTTTGCTGACAACCAGTAATTTGGGAGCACCCTAGAGTGGGGTTTACGCCAGAGGGCATTAACCCCCCACCTAAACACCCACTCAGAGAGAGAACTAAAACAGAACTAAGCGCCAGAGTTTTCAATAGTCACCTTACGATTTTTCTTGATTACTTTATCTAGATTCTGTAGCGACTGAGCTTCGTCTTTCTTCTCAGATGAATTGACTTCTGCATCAAGTTCTTTCCACGCTTCTGTAGAACGCAGGCGACCATATATTAAACGATCTTTGCGTAACCGATTGAAGATGACCTTAGATGCTTCCCTATCAGAATACTCCAAAAGAACAAATGCACGATACTGAGTACCAGCTGCAAACACTTCAGTTTTAACAGGACTATAACCAGCAACATCGACATTAGCGATTACATTCTTTGCAACCTTTTCGATCTCACTCATGACTTCAGTATCAATATCAGACTGACCAAACTTAGCCATCCATGATTTAGTCATTGCCTTCAACTTACCATTGATACGATCTGCAAGAACAACTTTACCATTTAAATTTGCAATATCAACTGCAAATTGTAAGTCAGGTGCAGTAGCAGTACCAACTGTAAAGATAGAACCTTTCTTCTCAG